TTATCGACCCCACTGGTTTGTCCAGATCATATTGTGTGTCAGATTGTGCCGCTAGCCGGCAACACGCCGCCACTGGTCGCCCAGACAGACCGTGACCGAGCAAAGAACAGAGAGTCGCGTCGCTTTGTTAAGAGCGCCGACGAGTAAAGTAGGTGAGAACATGCTTAAACTGACCCTTCCTGATGACCTTAAGGATTCTGGTCTTGCTATGCCAGGATCAACACCGAGAACGCTGATTCAGGTTGATACCGAGAATTTGCCGTATGCTTGTCAGTGCCCGCTATGCGGCGGTCTATTCAGCATACCAGAAGGTCTACTCTACAAGGTAGAAGAAGATGCGCTGCTGGACGGCGAGTTTACCGACGACGATGCACAAGGCAACGGGCCTGAGACGAACATCGATATTATGGGCGGCTCAGACGCAGGCTCAGACGCAGGCTCACCAGAAAATACGGGTTCCGAACCGGTAGAGGCGGGTGAGTCGAATGATAGCTTTGTATGATGACGCGCTGAGAGATTACCTGAAGTCAATCAATGAGAACTTTGCGATAGTGCCTGTCAAGGACTATTGGAATGTTATCTCTATGCATAAAGAAGGCAAACTGCAGATGCCTGCTATTGTTCTGTTCCGTACGAACTGGACGCCAGATAGAAACCTCATATCTTGGCCTATTGCACGTAAGGGCAGAATAGACAGAATTCAGGAGCACAAGAAAATTAAGGAACGAGCAATCCCAGTTCAGGTGGACTATACAGTTACACTGCTTGCTACCACGCAAGATGATATTGACGACTTGACGAGTGAGGTCACGTTTGAATTTATCATGAACCCGAGATTGACAGTTCCGTTACCCTATGGTTCTAACCGTTTCATACACGGTCAGATAAAGATAAGCGGTGACTACCAGAACAGCTCTGGCAATGACCGCTTCTCAGAAACTGGTATACTTTACCAGCAGATAATTCCGATTCAGGTGTTAGGCGCTAACATCATCGACATCAGGAAGCAAAATCTACGTTATCTGCAGTGGGTAACAGATACCGGACTATTACAAACGATAAAGGAGGAAATGACTGATGCCAAGAATCAACATTCATGAGCATTCTGAAACGTACAGTTTCCAGACGAGGTCCGCTTCGTATGCCTGTGTTGCGTTTCCGATTGCTGCAATCTGGGGTCCTACCTACGTAGAAGGTAACGAGGACACGAACCCGGATTGGGTTAGATTCCAATCAGGCTACCGTGGCACGACTGATTTCATGCAGACATTCCGCGGTGCGAACAACTACCTGGGCGCTCGTGAAAAGTCATTCGACTACGCCCTGAAGCTTCTGGCTGCCGGCTACGACATTCTCGTCAAGAGAGTTGACGGTCTCGGAAACAAGAGCCAGAGCAGCATTTTCGTTGTCCCGGCAGGTGTACCACAGCCGACTACCGCAACCGCGTCACTGGGTCTTCAGCCTGCAGGCGGTAGTGGAAAGGAGTACGGTGATCTTCTGTACCGCATTCTCCTGCCGTACGCAGTCGGTACAAAGCTGGAGTGGGACTACACATTCGACGGTAGCGATGAGATTTCACTCGGCGCTCAGATCATTCACAGAGCATACAATTCGGATACCGGTAAGTGGATTTCGGCATCCGGTCCGAATAAGCTGGTGGTTTCTGCTAAGGCAGTCAATACCGACCCTAACCAGGCTCTGATTGTCGCGTTCGGTAAGCCTACGATTATCACTACTCAGATCAAGCCGACTACCCGCACCGTACAGGACAGCACCGGTACTGCGTCTGGTAAAGGTAAGAAGGTTACAATCACCGGTACAGTTCCAGTTTCGGTATACACCAAAGACGGTATACTCCTGGAGAGCCGCAATGTTACCGTTACAGAAACTACCGAATTCCTGGGGTACACCACGCAGTACCACCACAATGCCGACATCACCGTCGAGTCTGTTCTCGCTCCTGACTTCACCTATATTCAGATTGACGAATTCCCGGCAATCCTGTCTTTGAAGGTGAACTACGAGGATTCGTACACCAACCTGTTCTCGAGCACGGAAGGTGATGCGAAGTACGGTCTGTTCACGGTTCGCGTAGGTTCTGGTTGGAGCTCAACAGGTCAGCCTGAGCCGGCAGCAGAAGCTACGATCACCGGTACTGGCGTTACCAAAGCAACCGTAGACGCAATGATGTTCGGCGGTGCCGTGTCTGGTACTACCGGAACTTATTCATTCATCTATAACGGAACTTCCTGGAAGCTCGGCACTAGCGACGACGCGCCTGCAGTTGCGCTTTCAAGCTACGGCATTGAAATTGAGGGCACTCCGGTTGCTGCAGATAAGATTGAGGTTGCATACACATTCGGTATGTCTGCTGATGTCGTCCTCGGTGCAAGCGGTACAGCTGCTCAGATTTATGATGCTACTCAGCAGGTACGCCTGCAGGCAAAGTTCCCGGGTACCTTCGGCAACAACCTGAAGGTCCGTATTCGTTGCGGTACTGATGGCAACGGTTACAAGATCGGTACCGTTGAGGTCTTTGACAACAACGGCTACAACACCAACTTCAACGAAGTCGTCCCGACTGACCAGCTCCTGGAGCTCGTGTCTGTCGCATTCGACGCTGAAGCTGCAACTGACAACCGCCCGCTTATTACCGAGGCGCAATTCAGCAACCTTGACACTCCTCGCTTTGTTGTGTACAACACCGGTGCGGATGTCGACCCGTCTGCATATCCGACGGGTGTTCGCGTGGTAACTCTCACATACGGTACTGATTTTGCTACGCAGATTGGTACCGGTGATACCGCACGCGCAATCACCGCGCAGGATGTCAAGGACATCGTGGCTGAACGTTTCGACACTGGCAGCTCCTTCTATGCCTACATCAGCAAAATTGCAGAGGCTTACCAGGCAAACGACCAGGATGCGCTGATTCGTCTGTACAACCAGCAGAAGATGTACAGCAACTTCTCCGAGTGTGTCGGCGAGTTGACTGACCCGCTCGTGTACGACTGGGATGCTCTCATTCAGGGCATTGCAGATGACCAGTACGTCCCGAAGTCCTACCTCGAGACTCACGGCGATACCAGCAGCGACCCGTTCTACATGGAGTATGAGGTTTCTACTCTGACTACCAAGATGATCGAGGTTGCTGCTAATTCCAAGTGCGGCGCTGCACTTATTGGTACTCCGTTCGGTATGCCGAGAGGCATTCAGACTGGTACCGGCGCAACCGCGGTTAAGACTGGAGCTCTGAAGTACAAGGATTCTGTGTCTCAGGCGGTCGGTCCTGTCTACTCCACATTCGGCGAAGTTGTCGGTCCGTGGTGCAAGACTACGCTGGCACTGTCCGGCTCTAACTCCTGGATTGCACCGGAAGTCGCACACCTCCTCCTTATCATCAACTCCAAGGGAATTGGTGGTATCAATAAGTGGTGGATGGTTCCGGCTGGCATGCTCGGCACGGGCATTGTTCACTCCCCGGAGTACAAAATCAAGAAGAACTACCTGGACCTCATTCAAGACCATGACCAGGGCGTCTGCTTGAACCCGCTCATGGAAGTTCCGGGCAAGGGCTTTACCTGCTTCGGTAACTCTACTCTGTGGGATAAGCCTCTCGGCTCCTACAACGCACTCCAGAACCTGTCGACCAGATTCCTTACAAACAGAGTCAAGCAGCGTATCTGGGATACCGCGCTTCAGATTCTGTTCCGCTACAACAATGAGGATGCATACTCCCACTTCTACGCTGGTCTGAGCCCGCTGCTCGATGAGATGCGCTCCGTTGGAGCTCTTGTCAGTACCGAGTACAACCCGTGGGGCTACCGCATCGTCATGAACCCCGACATCATAAACCTTGACCGCATCAATGCGAACACCGTTATTGGTAAGGTCGAGCTCGCAGTCGCAGGCGTCATCGATACTGTCGATGTTGACCTCTTCCTGCTCCCGCCTACTGGATTCCAGGAGACCTACGACTAATTACCGGGATACTGATGTGCGCCTGTATATTAGAGCGTAAGACGCCTAAACAGGCGCACATTAAAACTTCCTAAGAAAGGTGGATATTCATGAACAAGAATGAATTGGTGACCAAACTGAAAGAAAAGACCGGATTTACGAATGAGCAGGCATACAAGGCAATCGACGGCGTGTTTGCTGCAATCACCGACGCTCTGTGCGCAGGTGAGT